GTTATTAGAATGAATGCTCAAGCAATGCGAAGTTGTATAAAATACTTCGAAAAAGTAACAATGAACGAAATCAAAAAAGCGCACAGATACGAGGACTGCGACAAAATACAATTAACCGACTACGCTAAATGCCTCGTAGATAAAAACTCAAAAAGAAAGCGTTCTGGGTTGACAGGATACGCGGAGTATCTTTTAAATAAAAATTGTAACAATAAGATCTAGTATTCGTTTTATTGTTCAATGTCATAGTATAAAATAACCCTATCAGGGAGTGAGGTAAGTCCGAGGGTAACCGAGGACGGGTATTATTCACCTTGTTTAAGCCTCACGGAGCCTCCATCGACTTTTCCTATTTTGTCGGTGGGGGCTTTTTTACATACTGCGTAGAAGCTTGCCGACTTCCTTGTTGATAACGCCCTTGCGCTTCATCTCGGCGAACAGAGCCCTGTTCCTGTGCGCTCCCATGCTCCTCAGGACGCGTACGCGCTCTAGTATGCTCATGTTCATCAGGAGCTTGTCCTGAGGCGTTCTACCGCGCTTCTCGTCGTTTATACGGCGATTATGCTCTCTCTGTAGGGATTCTGCCAGGAACCTACTCTTAGGATCTCCTGAGCGCAATGAACGTATCTCAGCAAGAGTCTCGCTTCTGTTCTTACCCTCGGCAATCTCTGTGTATTGCTCACCTATGGTCTTTTGCACTCCACGCTGGAATGGCTCAAAGTCCATGCCGCGAACAATACGGAAAATATCAGTGCTGCGCACTCCAGCTTCGCGCAGTAGATTGATGCGCTCTTCTTCTGTGTAGCCGAATGCTTTCAATCGTTCGAACGATTCTGCTATTCTGTTGAAGGAAACCTCGGCTTGCTCTACGGCTCGTCTGTAGGATTGCTCCAATTGCTCCTCGGTTAGCTGATCCGCCTTGTATTTTGCGTCAGTGGTGTATGATCCTCTGGCATTTGAGTAACCCTGCACGAACTCCTGCACCCTGAACTTAGCCATTTGATTGAAGTCAACCTTCGTTAACCTAGCGCCCATTTGACGCATAAGAACCTCCTGAATCGAATAGTCGCCAAGTCCCCTGTAAGCCTTGAATAGTCTAGAACCTTCATTAACAAAACCAGGCTTGAATGTCTCAAAAACGAACTCCTTGAGCAGTGCTGCGAACTTAGCAGCCCCTTCTTTGTCGGTTATGACCTTTCCGTACACGTCCCTGTTATCCAGAGTTCTGTACAGGTTCTGACCAATAAAAGTACCTTCACCCACAAAATTATCCACAACTGCGCCAACTGCGCTCTGCACGTTTTTCTCTGCGTCCTCCTCAATGAAAGGATTCTGTGCTTGAGCTATGGCAGACTTCAACAGCCCAGTAAACATAGTATGCGGAAATAAATAACTTGTTGCTGCAGAAGTTCCTGTTTTTGTTTTTGGGTTGTAGGTAGCAACAATATCTTGGTTGCGCATGTAACTTGGGGAAAAGAACCTGAAGCTCTCCATGTCCCCTGGATCAACTCTGTCACCTGCGTTCCCTGACATTTTTCCAATAGCGTCACCAACCAAGGAAGCAGCGCCGCCTGCTAGAAGCATGGTCCCAGCAAGATACCTTAGTCGCTTGAATCCTTCTTCTCTTAATAGTCTCCTAGATGTTTCATTCAATTCAATGCCGAACTTCTTAGCGAAGGCATCGCCGTCTATCATCCTTCTAGCATAGCTGATTTGATTTGCTGTATTACGAGCAAGCTCTAGAGTGAAAGTAACGAATGGAGGTAGTATACCAGCCCTGGATAACTTCCTACCCAGGGACCAAGTTCTAGCGTAGTTCTGGTAGGTGTCGTTGGTTATTTCGGCTGCAATCCTTTTTATCTGATCCCTGTTCACGGCAGTAGCATTACCTGCATTCAATATGTCAGTTAATCTCTTCTGATTGTGCTTCCAGATTGTGAATCTAGTTGCGGTATCCGAGATACTATAAAGTTTACCAGCACCTGCAGTCAGTCCCCTTGCAATGTCCCCTAGTTTTCCATTGTTGATTGCATCAGCAACTTCATTGGCTGCTATGGTCGCATTGCCGATTCCGTACTTGTACATCTCAGCCATATCGTTGGATATTTTTTTTCGGACCTCTGGATCGCTTATTTTCTTTGCTCCTTTGCTAAGCTTTGCTCCTGAGTTGTACAATGAATGTATCTCCCTGAAGGCTAGCCTTGCCCCTTCTCGATAAGTTTTTCCAATATTTGGTAAAATACCATTACTGAACATGGACGCTTGACCACCTATAAGATTGACCATGTAAGAAGGAGGATTAAATATAACCTTAGCAGCCTTGGAGCCAGTTACTCCAATACCATAGATCTGGGCAAGGAGATTACTTGCTTCATCTGCGGCCTGCCTGTTGAAACCAGTATCATATAATCTATTTATTGCTTTTCCTGCTTCGTAAGGTATGTAAAGCTGCCTGCCTTCTGCGTCCGTGCCTCTTGCATACTTAGGGCTGAACTCAATACTGTCTGGAGTTTTAGTTTTAGTAATTAAACCAGCTTCTTCCAAGCCTTGCTTCAGTCTTATGTCGGACTCTATGTTCGCTAGATGCCTTATGGTATCTCTGATTCTGAAGCGAGCCTTCAGTCCACTAGCCAGGAATGCTTGATCTACTTCTCCTAAATATGTTCTTTCTTTGGGTCCAGGAGCATGCCCTTCTATTACCTTCTCAAATCGACCAGGTAAAGCAACAAGTAAATCGCCCTCTTTACTTCGTCCCGAGCCCTTGTCTCTTGCTTTTATGAATAACTTATTTATATGCTTTACGTGCTTTGCTGCATCCTTTGCTGCCTTTTCTGGATCTACCCCTTGCATCAAAAGAGAATTGAGAACCTCTTCTTCTACCTCTGATTGAGTAACTTTATTCTGAACGAACTCTTTATTCGTGAAGGCTTTGTATTGCTGCGTATCAAACGATCTATGGCTCTTTGAAACTATTGATAACCTATTGAGCACCGCCTTTTTTGCGTCCGCGGACAAGAAATCAAGTTCGGCGGAGTTCTCCAAGAAATATTCTATCTCTCTGTAGGCATCCGTCTCTATAGCTCTGAATGATTGCAAGTCCCCAGCAATACCTTCGTCCAGCAAAGCATCTGATAGAGGCATACCGTCTAGGTAATCATTTATATCATCGGCTAGGTGCGGCTTCGCCATGATCGTCTTATCGATTGCATTCTGCAGCCTGGTCGATAGAGCCTCTGCTGATTGCAGTTTGTCCGCAAAATTTAGGTAGTCCTCGCGGAAGTTACGAACTGCCGATAGAGCCTTTGTCGGGGCAATAAAACTTTTTATGTCGGACAGCATTCTAGGAACTGGGTTCTGGCTACTTTGTAGTGCCTGCGCTGTGCGCTCCCTGATCATTCTCTCTGCAGTTCTGTCCAGTTGTCTTTGTGTTATGGGTGCACCTACGGCATCCTGCAGTAATGCATTCAGGTCTTCCTTGCCGACTTCTCCCTTTGCTATGATTTCATCAATCTCGTTTGCATTCTTTCCGATCAAAGTAGCAACCTTATCTGCATCCGAGAACTTGTACTGTGCCTTACCTACAGCAGTTCCCAGAAGACCACCAGTGCCAGCGGCTATAGCTACATCCAGAGGATTGAACTCTTGCTCGTCTATGGCATCTGCTATTGCTCTTTCTGACCCAGCAAGAACTGCAGATTTAGCTGCATCTCTTACTACTGGGCTCATTAATGGAGCCTTTACTTTCGTGAGCAGATTATTGACGGTTCCGCCTGCAATCATACGACCTATGCTCAGATCTTCCGTATCCTTGCCCTCTACCTTTTGAGCAAGTGCACTACTTGCGGCTCCAGATAAGAACCTACCGAGAACCTTTGCCCCCTCCCTTTTTGCTACGTCAGGGATCTTCCTTCCAATGGCTTGCGTAAGTATTTCGCCCAGAATATTGCCGCCGATTTCAGTTACGGCGGATCCTGCGATCTGTGCACCTGTAATATCTGGCTCAAGTACAGTTATATCGTCCTGAAGCGCTGGCAAACCGCGTCGTTCGCGCTCTTCTGCAGTTAATGGTCTACTTGCCATGAATTAACTAGTTTCTGCCCTCTCTTCTGAGATCTCTCTTTGATTCCTCTTGTTGTTTTTCTTTGAACTCTTTCTGCTCTTGCTCTCTTTTATCTTCTTCAATTTGTTTATTTAATCTAGAAGACCTTTTTCCTGTGGGCTTTGATTCTTTTTCTTCTTCACCTGGACCTGTGTATACTCGGATTTCACCGTTAGGAGCAGTGTATTCTTGTCCTATCCTTAAGGTTCCAGCTTTGTACGCTGCGTTAGCTTCTTCGTCGGTGTAAGTCTTAGGCTTGAAGTATTCAGGAAGACCAACCTTTTGTGCTACTGCAGAACGCACGTATTCATCGTACTCTGGAGTCCCAGGGGTTAGACCATACAGTTCAGCCATTGCTTCAGCTTGCGCTCTTGCGTCCTCAATAACTTGGGTAGGACTATCAGAAGTATCTGTGCCCGTACGATTTCTAGCTTCAGTATCTGCTATTAGATTCTCGCGTTCTAGTTTTTCGTCCTCGTAGGTCTTGTTCGTGAATGGATTGATTCCATTTGCATCTTTTATTCTAGCCTCCTGGTAACCATCTCCGAAAGCTCGGCGAAGCTCAGAATCCGTAAACCTTCTGCCCTGGGCTGAAACGCTTCTGGTTACTTTTTCGTTTGCAAGACGAGTGTCTCTTTCGGTTTGACTCTCTCCAGGTCTACGATCTCGGTCCTGCACTCTTGCGTCGCGTTCTGTCTCTTGGGGCTGTGCAACTGATTGTAGTTGACTTATAGTAGGTGCGCCGAATCGTTGCTGTAATCTTGCTCTAGTTTCTGCTTCGCCCATTGGAGGAAGGCTAGCAGGGGCTTCAGGTACGGGGAATGCACCCTGAGCTAAGAAACGCTCCATTCCAGCATCTTGAACTCTCCTTACAACTTCAGGGTCAAGGGGCGCTCCAGTTTCTCTGTCTATGAACTGCATGGGCCCTAGTCCCGCTGGAACCTCCGCAGAAGTAACGGACTCTGGTATTGAAGGGGTTCGTATTGCTTGCAGAGCATCAGGAGATAGACCTTGCATTTGTTCTGTAGTTAATCCAGTTCTCGCTGGATCTGGAAGTGCAGGTGCTGCGGGTGCTACGGGCACTGCAGGTACTGCAGGTGCTGCAGGTGCTTCTGCAGGAAAGGCTCCTGGGTAGAATTCTTTAGCTGCATCCATCAGTCTCTGACCTGCCTCTTGCGGAGTGGGAAGCGTACCAGGAACGACTTGAGGCGTATCAGGGACGCTCTTCAAAGCATTCTGCAGGTTATCTATCTTGTCGTCCTCTGTTATTGCTCCTTGGCTCAGAGGCTCATAGCCCACTATCACTCTTCTACCCCTTTTATTTCCAAATATTGGCTTGTTTACATTCAAGCCATCTTGTATTGCTTGACGTTCTCTTGCGTTAAAAGCTGGCTTATTGATATCTCCTACCGCCAAGTTTTCACCGATTCCCTCTCCAATCCTTTCGCTTATACCTTCTCCTGTTGCCTCTCTTACAGCGGAATCAGCAACGGTATAAGCAAAAAGCGGCACGTTTGTTATTTTTGCAGCTTTGCCGCCAACGGAAGTTAAATTTTTAGCTACGCTTTGCAAATTTGGATTTTTCTGCAAAAAGTTACCAACAGAAGAAACAACAGATTCTGGTGCAACTTTTTTTGCAAGTGAAGTTGCTCCAGCCCCCAAAAGAGCAGTGTCTAACAAGTCACTTGATCTCTCTGAAAACTGCGTAGCAATCTCTTCTGGTCTTGTATTTGCGCGGCGCTGATTCTGCCCAATAAGCATATTTTCTAGCTCTTCTTCTTCGTCCATAGGGTGTATTATATCATAAGGGGTTAGTGAAAGTTATCCAGTTACCGCTTCGCCTGTTGTTGAGCCTATCGGCGAAGGCAATTTTGTTATCGTAATAGCTATTTATCTACTACTTCTGCATATCGCTATGCAGTTCAGACTATCTCTTCATTGTGCAATGTTGGGCGTTCGTGGAAGAATTACCGTCCGTTCTGGACTCGTCCTCTAGTCGTTGCACCTTCCGAAGCATTCCTGCTAAGGCTTGGCTCAGGATTGTCCCAAGGGGAGTTTCCCTGAATTAACCCAATAAGGCCCTTTCGGTAACTGGATGTATGTTAAAAAATAAATGGAAAATAATAAATGTCTACTTCGTCTACGTCTCTTTGTTGGCCTGTACCAGAAGTGGGTCTTGCCCCCTGATATGGATTTCTTCTATATCCAGCCCAGCACCAAGCTATTACGCATAGATTCCAGGTGTAATCAAGTGCTTGAAGTTTAGCTAGTGTTGTTCCTTTCGTTGCTAGATCAGCCTCTATATCGGTTTCTATTTGGGTTAGTTCAGTTGTATTTGGGTTCCAGTGAAAACTGCTATCTTCTTCTCCTGGACTCCAGCCACAAGTAAGACCTGCAAATGGATGATTACCAACAGATGAACTGGATAAGTCCCTATCACCAGATGGATCTTTAATTATTTCTGAATACCTCATGCCCCTTTTAGTAAAGTTAGAATACTTTACTTTTGTAAGAGGATCAAATCTGTACCTGACCATATCATTGTTTATACTGTAATCATCCTCATCTAGTACAAGTACCTGCGTTTTATCTGCTTTGCCGTCATCGCTATCGTTGCCATACCCCTCCAGATCTCCAAGATCTCCGAACCTGCTTGTTGCGTGACAAGAGCTCCTATTACCTATGCTGGGAATGTCGCTTACATCAATGTCATTCCATCTAAGCATCCTTGTGCAATAGTGCATGTATTTATTTCCAAATATAGTGTTGCCTGGATCCCCATGACCTGCGCTGGGATCATTCCTGGCACCAGTTCTATAAGTTCCTAGAATAGAAGCGGTTCCTTCAAATGGATTATCTTGAGGACCATCTCTTAAAACTCCTTGCGGCAACCCCTCAACATAAGGGGCAGGAAACTTTGCTCTCAAGGGATCCTCGACCGAGTCGAAAGTATCTATATTCCAAATAGCCATTAGACATCTGTTGGTGGGCCGCTCATAAATACGTTTGCTTGTTTTAGGCTATCGTTGCTGCAAATTAAAATACTTTGGAAGATGCCTTGAGTCCCTGCGTCAGCAGCCTCTGGCGCAGTGAACTGATCAATTCCTCTTTGTAAAATATCGGACTCGTAGTCTTGTTTATTTTGTGAAGGGTTATATGTTTCGGTAAAATTAGCATTCGCTTGTTCTAAAGCTTCATCAGCCCTTGCTCTAATTTCATTTCGTTCTTTTCTGCTGCCAGCTGCGCGGAGTTCTGCATCTTCTTGACTTCTTATCTGCCTTTTTCTTTCGTTGAGCTCCCTCCTGGCGCGTTGCCTACTGAGCGAAAAGCGTTCTTCTTTTGAACGCTCCTTATCTTTGTCACGAATTATCTTTGGTTTATTTTCGTACGCCATTACGCGGGTGTGCACTCTGCCGTTGTGATGGTTTTCCTATATACATCAGTTCCATCTATTTTTGTAAAAACCTTTTCTAAGTTTACATCAAGGGTATAAACTTTACCAAGGGGATTATCTGGACCTCCAGAAATTTTTATTGTGCCGTAAGCTCCTTCACTAACTATTCTACCTTCAATAAAACTAAAGGTTTCTGCAATAGTATTTGAACCAACTGTTGATGCAAATCTAGAACTAACTGCATATGATTCTTCTTTGGCTATTGGGTTCGCCGTAATGCCAGTTCCCCAAGTCGCTTCATTAGGATTATCTCCCCCTCCGCTTGCTGTAAATGAAAAAGAAGTACTACCAGTTTTATTATTATAAGTTATAGAGTATCCTCCCGCTGCAGCAGAAAATACAGCCGTGTCAGTACTAGTACTAGGATTTGAAGGTTGTGGATCAGAGATCTGATTTGTTCCAGTTAGCACCCATTGCTCCCCGTTCCATTTAACTTCAAAAGTAAATGTACCCTTAGCTTCTAGGGGAGGTCTAAAAACGCCTACACCGCCCAAATTACTAACTCTATATGTACTATCGTGAGTATATTCAAAAACGTACCTAAATACAGACTTTCCTTCGTTGAGATCTGTAGTTTCTTCAAGAAATAATCTATTAACTTTTTGGGTTCGACCTACACTGCTGTATTCAAAGGAACCTCCTCCAGAAAGCGAAAGATCCTCCAGTGCTCCTTCTAAGATAAAAGCACTCCTAGTTCTGCATCCGCGTAAACCTTGTGCGTTAAAATAAGCTGGCTTATCAAAGGTAGCACTAATTGTAGATATTTTTTGGCACCACTCAGTGGGGTTCCATAGCTCTAGTGCGGATCGCGTTGTGAAATCTGCAGATACAATATTAGAAGTGTCGGATTGATAATAAGTATCTACAGTAGCCACAACTTTAGCTTCTACTGGAGAACGAACAGTAGGAAAAATATGATTGTCTCTATTTTGTAAATCTACAACTCCAGGAAAAGTAAATGGAACTATTTGCTGCTGCGTGTAATTCAACTTCGCAGAACCATCTGAATTAGTCAAAGTTGTCCCGTCAGGCTTTGCAATTACGCTTACTGTAATTCTTTTTAGACCTTCGAAGTCATCCGTCTCCCTGCTGATTACGTCACCAGTTGTAGTGCCTTCTGTTACCAGGAACTGATGCGTTGTTTGTTGAACTCCTCGACCTACTGATCTAATATCCCTGGATAGCTCTCCTGCTTGTATGTATACTTCAGTTACCTGACGATAACTATCTGTGTCGTCGATCTCGTAAGAAGCTAAGAAACAAGTAACGGCGGTTTCTGTATCAATCTGAGAAGTGATAGTAGTAGTGCCTACGGTCTTTTGAAAATCTGTTCCAGCCTGCGCAATACTAGTTCTTGTTACTCGCCTTAGACCATTTAATTCAAAATCAATGGTATCATCCTTTACCTGAACGAAACTAGAACCAAGAGTTTCGTAGGTGAATTGAACTGTGTAGCTATCCGTGCCTCCACTTGTTTGAACGTCAGTAAGACGCATGTCGGAGTACGCTGCGCCTGTTCTTGCCGAAATCCCATCTACTGACATTTCAGCACTTTGCAGGCTACCGTAGTCCGCAAATATTCTGGATTTATTCGCGTTGTACCAATCCTCCCTTGGGTTCAAGGGGGTAGCATTGAATACTAAACGAAAACGATCATTCTGCAGTTTTTCTACGGAGGGTGCTGATATTAACTTCAGCCGATTTGTTCTGTGCGAAATAGACATACTGTATTATATTATGGTTCTCGCATGGTTCTGTTGAAGAAGCTTTTGTAGGCTCTTTCAGTTTCAGGGGACACGGGTTTACCCTTGAAGCCCTTTCCGCTGGCAAACTCTAAAATCTCTTTCAGCAACTGATCCGTATCTTTGTCACTTGCCTTTTTACCCTTCTGACCTAGAAGAATTTTTTCTTCTTCTTTGAAGTTAAGCTCTAACTGCTTGCCCTTGCTTCTACCCGAACCCGAAGAACCTCCCGACAATATTGGTTTAGCTTTATCGGTAACCTTAGCCAGTTGATCTAGGCCAATACCAACAGCCTTCTTCTTCATTAGTCTATGTCTTTTCTTTTATATTTTTTTATAAAATCGTCAGCACTTGCAAAAAAATCATCAGCAATAGATTTCATGCTTTCTATTTGAGGACTTTTGGGGACTTTTTTGATTGAAGATTTTCCTTTCTTCGAAGTCTCCTTTGAAGTATATTTTAAAAACTCTTCTATTGCTTTTCTTTTCATTACTTCAGGTTTTGTCTACCGAATGCCCTCTTTGCGGAGTCATCCATTCTGTCTAGTGGACTTTGAGGTTTCATACCAGTGATTCTACCTACTTCCTCCCTGCGCATTTGACCAGGGGTCGGACGAGGTCGCATCATCTTCTTCATGCCCTCAACGCCGTACTCAACTAGACCCTGTATAGCTTTTTTTCTCGGGTTCATTATTTTTTTCCTTTCATGTACTTTCTGTAAGCAGCGGCTGCTTTTCCGCTTAGGCGATTAATTTGAGATCTAGTCATTTTTGCGTAAGGGTTCTTCTCAGCTTTCTTTTGAGCTTTTTCTCGCTTTTCTTGAAGTTTTAACCCCTTAACGGAGGGTGGTTTGACCTTTTTAATGCTTCCGTCACGATTGCGAATGATTGAACCTCCAACATGAACCTTTAGCTTCCCTTTGTTTTGTCCAGGCTTAGTGCCCTTCACCTTTGGAACAGTGGTTAGCTTATTGCCCTTGCCATCGCGAGTAGGATCTAACTTCTTCGTTTTAGTTATAGTTGGCTTCTCGGGTCCGAGGGGTTTCTTGGGCTTGGTTTTAGCAGGAGTTGTAGCTTTTTTGTAAGATTCCATTAAAGCACCAGCATTGAATGTTTTTCCCTTGGTCTGTGTTTTTGCTGCAGGCTTGTTTGTTGCAGTCTTCTTTGTTGCAGGCTTGTTTGTTTTTGTGTTCTGATTTCTTTTCTTAGACTGGACGCGACTAGCAGCAACGCCGCCGCCAACTGCAGTCGCTCCAGTTCCAGCTGCAGTGCCTTTGTAAATATTTTTAGCAGTCTTTTGAGCTCCCCTTCTAATCCGATTGCGAGCTGCTCTAGCCCTTGGATTTGATGGATTAACTCCAGCCTTAAGCTCTCTGCCTCTTGCAATCTTATCAACAAGTTTTTTATTTACCCTTTTCGCGGTTTCTACTATTAGTTTTCTCATGATTATTTAATTTCCTTGCGCTTGAATTTTTTAGATTCTAGTTTTTTTGCTTGTTGAAAACCTTGCTCTAGAAGAGGTTGCTTTTCTTTTCCGTAGACCAAACTCCAGTCCTTAGCAGGGATTTGGGGACTACGCATACGTTGAGCATTATAGCTAGATTGCGTAAGATGGTCAATTGCCTTTCTTATGTCGGTCTCCTTTAGAACCTCTTTTATTATTTTTTTCTTCATTATTTAAATTTAACATTTCCATCTGCGAAGGGCAAGAGCTTTCCTGGTTGGTCTACCCTTAGAATCCCGCATTGGACCTTTTACACCCTTCATTCTAGCACAAAAACTCCGTCTACGAGCTGCTCTTTTACCTTTGGGGTTTTTCTCGGTAACGGGGGGTTTTAAGTTGGCTCCAGTCTTGCGCTTGAAGTAAGCGCGACCAGCAGCAGTAAGCCCTCCTTTTTTACTCTTGTGCTCTTTTCTCATCGGCTTCTGACTTTTGCTCTTTTAGTATTTGAGACAACCGTTTTTCCGCGTGCTCCTGCTCTTTTCTTTTTACGTGCTGTTGTAGCTCTTTCAGCTTGCGATAGGCTAAGAGCCTTTCTTTTAGGGAGGCAACGGTCAGGGTTTTTCTTATCCTTCGACGTTCCGCAAGGTCCCTTAATCTTTCCATCAGTCCCAATACGAACCCATTGTTGATCTCTCCATTGCTTTAATTGACCCATTATCGCACTTTCTTTCTGCTGGACTTACCTCTTTTTGCGCCCTTTGCGTAGTTGGGATCCTTGCAGTATTTAGATGCAGCCATATTCGCATAAGCACTTGGATAAGTGTCAAATGTACGTCTAGCCCAGGCTTTGCCTGCTGGACAAATTTTACCTCCGCTTTTTGCTTTTTTTGGCATTTGATTTCCTTAATTTTTTAAAATCAGCTCCAGTAATTTTATTTAGAGGTTTAGCAACCCTAGCTAACTTTTTCTGCTTTGGACTGTATTTGTTAAATGGCATTACTTCTTTTTCCTTTTCGCGTCTGTCTTTTTTATAGCAAATTTTTTGAGTGGCTTTTTCTTTTTACCACTCTTTATCATTGTTTTGTAATGACCTGGCATTGTATTATCTCCTTGGTTGTATAGGTTTTATTTGACTAATTTTCTGCTGAATTCTGATGCTGCGTCAACTGACCTTACAAAAGCTTTTCTTTGCTCAGCGGTCATCATTTCTTTAATCTGCTCAGGAGTTTTTCCTTGCTTTTTTAAAAAGTTGAATTTTGCTTTAGCGGAAGCAGCCCCTGGATCACTTTTTCGTAATTGCTCGTTAAATTTCTTTTTCAAAGCATGCTCCTGCATCCTTTTTTTAAGATCTTTGGCACGCGACATTATGTCGTTCTTCTTTTTGGTGAAGGCACGGGTTTCAGCGTTTGGTCTTTTATTTTTATTTGTATTCATTTGAATATTGATTTAATCCAAGCTACGAGCCCAGATGCGAATAATTTTATTTTAGTGATGAACTTATCCTTGGTTTTGCAGATGAAACATTTCATAATTATTTTTTTCTTTTATTGTGAAAATCAAATAGGACCTTTACCTTTTCTGTAAGAGCTTCAATATTGTAGTGCATCCTAGCCAGCACAATGATAAGCGTAATGATGCCAATACCGATAGGCCAGAGGGATGATATGATTTGTAAAATTTCATTCATTTAATTGTTGATGAGCCAAAATAGAATCCAACTATGGCTAGAACTGTTTGACGAACCTCGGGTAGTATAAGGTAGCCGTTCAAGGTTTCGTACTTGATTCCCTTGAATAGACCAAAGAAGTGCGAAGTCTCCTGTCCTACGGTAACTCCCTCGGGGCTATGCGCCAACAAAAAGGGGGCTACAACGACCGCAAACAGGACGGTGCATACGATGACCCTTCTGACCCACTCACCGCCCCTTGTAGAGGCTTTCTGATGACTTTCGTCAGCGGCTGCTTGCTTCTTGATCATAGCATCAACAGTGCCTTGCTGATTAGCTACAAGCTGTCCAATCAACTTGAATATAAAACCAGAGGCACCGCCTCCGATCATAGCCAGTAGCTCTGGGGTCATCGTATGCTTTTAAGTTCTTTAATTAATTTGTAAATAGATAAAGCTAAAAAAGTTATGGTAGCTACTCCGACGAGAAGACTGACAAATGCATTTACGCTTTGTAGTTCAAGGCAAGCAAAAAATCCTGCAGGTGCTACGGCTCCTCTAATTATTGTGTCCATTATTAATGTAAATCAACCCACACTCCGTTTGCACGACCTTGAAATTTATTGGTAGAACTGTTATAGATTATCATTCCATTTGAAGGTGATGATATTGAAGAAGGGTTGATTGGAGATACCTTAACAAAACTACTCGCGTTTAGACTGATAGTATTAATATTACTGACTCCAATAATACTTCCGCCTGAAGTAAACTCAACGCCTTGATCGGAATCAAATTCTACTAGACTTTGAAATTGAGCATCGTCTTGAAACTCTGTGCTACCCTGAAACTCTACACCGTCTGCAAAGACAGCGTCATTAGCCTCTAGAGTGGTATTTACAATGCACTGTCCATCAAATTCTACTGATTCGTTAAAAACAAAATCCTCGTTTTCTATTTCTCCCTGACTCATTGCCTGAATGTTAGAGCGGATTGCAGAATTGTTTGCGGATCGCAGCATTGTATCTACTGCAGATGATACGGTTACGTTTGCCATAATTATTAAGGTCTATGATATTTAAATCCAGAGGGTGTTAAGAAAAATCCCGATCCAGAGCTTCTTACATACAAAGAAATAACTCGACGAAGTTTTGGACGACCGAGAGCTGATTTAAGTGAAAGGTTCATTTTAGATTCTGTGCAATGCTACCAATCCGCTCACTAAAGTGATGTCGGTGAAGTCACCATAAATGATTGTCCCTGCATTAAACGTGTCTGCTAAGTCGCCTGTGTCGGGAGTTTCTCCATCGTCAGTAACAATATTGGTAGCGTTTAATTCATCTATTTCAGTATCTTTCAGGCATTGAACAGCGCCAAATTTACCTGCGCCTCCATCGTATGAATTACTACCCGAAACGATTATTGAACCTGCGGAGCTGAACTCCAATGCATTATTTCTTGATCTTGACATGATTGATATTATATCAGATTATTTTTATCTATTTTCTTCTTTGTCTGGATAGGTGCGTGCTTATTCTACTTAGAGTATTTGCACCGTTTATATTGCTTAATTTTTCTAGCTCAAGGTCTAGGTACTTCTCAGCAACTACACTCTCTGTTGCAGCCAATTCAACCTTTCCTTGAAGAATTAGAAAATCGGCATAGGCTGCATGAGCTATATAGTTAAAGAATTCTTCGGGAACCGCCTGCGTGCTTGTTGTGTAGTCAGAGGTTAATCCGAAGTCATCAAAAGGTTTCTTGTAGGTTACGAACAACTGCTGACTTGCAGAAATTGTTATACCCTTTACGTGAGCTCCATCTGCATCAGTAAAAAAGTCGTACTCCCGAGCGGAGCGCTGCATGAATGGCTCAGTTTTATGAATTCTAATGAAATCGCCAATGGTGCCTTTTTCAGGTTGAGCATAAGGAACAAATTGTTCATTTGTAATAAAGGGAGTTCCAGATACTTCAGCAGGCGTTAGCGTCCAGGTGACAACCTGGGATGGGTTATCTTTTTTTTCTTCATCGGCTTCAACTGCAACAATCTCTCCAGTATCTTCAACCTCAAGGGTACCGTCTAGATTAATTTGAACGCCACCTCCATCTTCAATCGTCCACGCTTTTGTACTAGCTTTTTTATATATAATAGTAGAATCTTCTACTTGAGTAGAGGTTTTAGTTCCTTCGGAAGGATTGTAATAAACATTGCTTCCCTCAACCGCAAAGCTTCCGTCTCCCTCTTGTCCCAGCAAAACATAATTTGCGTTAATCTTGTCTCTAATATCGCTTGAACTACCCGCACCTATGCCGCTGACCTTCAAGGAAACAATATCTCGAGGCTCCCCGTAGACCATATATCTGGGCCAGAACGGACTCTTTCTGAATGCCTCAAAAAACCTACGATCAATAAAACTAGCTAATTGAGTCTGCTCATCTGCTGTAAGTTCAACTGCACCAATTAGATGCGTACTAAGAGCAAATAGATCCTTGTATTGCCTGGTTTGCATTATGCTTTGTTTGCGCTAAGTTCTGGGAACTTCTTGTTGTAGTACTTGATGAATTCTTTTGAATGCACGCCTTCGTGCCCGTATTTCTTAGTTAATCTAAAAAAATCCCTAGCTGGGATTGTAGCTACGCATTTACCAAGAACTGGATGCGTTTTGCCTCTTTGCTGGTTTGCTTCTTTGGCAGCAACATCGGTTCTCTTCTTCTCTAAGGCAACTTCCCGCTTGTATCCATTGTGAATCTCGCGCATGAATGCACGATCAACTTCTCCGTCCGAGTACCTTGGAAGGTTTGGAATAATTATATCCATAAAAAAGGTGGGGGGCCGAAGCCCCCCGACCAGAATTAATTAGTTGATTTCAGCAGGGTCGCGTAAATCAATAAGATCAAACTTGATAACAACCTTACCTGCAGTAGCAGCATCCATACCATCACCCGTTGGGGTAAATTCGATGTCGATTGTATCATCTGAAGTAAATAGATGGAAGTGTCCATCGGACCCATCAAATTCCTCACCTGTGCTTAACGCGAACTCGTCGCCAGAGAACAGGTTAAAATTATCGATGAAGTCATCAATAGTTCCTGCGCCATCTCCACCGTAACCGATGTCAAGTTTAACTGCACTAAGGCTTCCGCCAGTGAAGTTTTCTATCTTGTGAGCGGAAACGCGAGTAAGTGCTGTTCCAGCAGGGACAGCGTATGTTTTAACAGTTCCTGCAGTAGCGGTATCATTTTTAAATACCTCTCCTGCTTCAAATGTTATAACGTCGCTAAAGCCTTGAAGGGCTGCTTCATTTACAGTCAATTTAGACATATTATTATATTCCTTTCCTTAAGGGTTAAGCAATTGCAGTGATCTTACCGTGAGCTTGTGGATGATACACTAGAGATGTAAGTGCGCAATCAACATAGCCTCGTTCACCAGCTCCAAGATTTGGAAGGCGAGTGCTTCCCATTGGAATTAGCTCAGAAACACCGAAGTACTCAGGGTTGATGAGATATCCTGTGTCCTTGTTGCTTGTGTCAGGAGCGCAATCAGGATTCATGTTAACGATGGAAACCATGCCGTGATCACTTTGGTATATTTCAACCGAAAGAGTGATTGTAGCTTCGTTACCAGCGTAGCTAACACGACGAACACCAGCTTCTGTACCGTCTGCCTTGTCAGCACCAAAACGAGCGAAATCACTGATCTTACGACGAAGAGCAGTATCAGCAACAAGAGTCAAGCTCTCAGTTGTACCAGTCTCGCGATAGATATTAGTGATAAGGTTGTTAAGAACTGATTCAGTGAAAGGACCAGATCCGTGAATAGAACCAGAATCGGTTTGGAAATCAGAGGGAACAGGGTTGACAGCTTGATCCGAGGCTTGAAGCCATTTGCCAAGACCACGAAGTTTGTAAGGAGTACCAGCTCCGTCCTCTGATGACATTTCGTTGTCAGAGATAAGAGTGGCTTCTACGTTACGCTTTAGTTCGCGGATTGCCTTAGCTTCAGCTTGAGCAACCTTAGCAGGGCCAACCGAGTCAACAGCTTCCTGAAGATCAGATACAAGGTAATCCTTGCGGAACTTCTGAATGTAGTTGCCAAGACGAGCACGCTTTGAGAACTTGTCCGTGAATGAAGTGATATCGGAACCTTCCGAGATACCGTCGGTGCTTACGTCAGCAAGAGTATCAACAGTCCACTCAACAAAAGTGCTGTTTGCTTTTTGCTTAGAAGCAGATGATAGAACAGGTGTTTCTTCTGGAGCCAAAATCGTTAGGACATCAGTGAGGTCCTCGCGATTAGATACAGACGAACCCTGGCTAGTTACACCAGTAGGTGCAGGGGAGAATGTATTAGATAGTGACATTGTATTATATTATTGAGATAGTTGAAGTGTTCTAAGTCGAATGAAGTCGTTTTTCTTACCGCTTTTCAAAAATTGACTGGATGCATTCTGTAGATTTTTTACAGAGCTGGGCGTTCTCTTGTCGGATTTAGCCGACGCAGGAGTGCTGGAAGGAGGAATAAGTCTACCCGTTTTGGGTTCATCTTGTACCAATTTTCTTCCGAACATGCTGTTTGCTGCATGCGCAAGAAGATAGGGTAGTTGAGCTGAAACCTCTGGATCGAACTTATCTAGTCCTTGTAAGCGCTCATCACTAAGCATTTCATTGTACTTGGAATTAACCTCATTATCATCCTGCATCCACTTGAACTCTTTTTTTGCTTTGGCAAGTAGTTTCTCTCCTGATTCTTTTGCATCCTGGATGCGTTGAATCTTTTGAGCCTGTGCAGGAATAAATTTCTTTTCGGCTTTCCTAGCATTCTGAAGATACTTTCTTACGTCGGACTTGGTCATTTCTTTGCCCTCGACCTCTGTAATGACTTCATCAGCTGAATAACCATCACTGTTGAATATAAGATCCTCGGCCCATTCAATTACTTCTTCCACTTCCTTTGCAACTGATTGCAGTTCATCGATATTTTCTAAGTGGCTATATGGGTTTTCTGAATCCTTAACTTCAGGCGTGACTTGGCTCTTGGCTTGTGCCTTGAGCTTTTCTAGTTCAGCTTCTGCTGCTTTACGCTTTGCTGTTAATTCACCGAATCTGGCTACTGCACGACTACCTAGTTTTTCAGATAGTTCGCGAAGGTCATCTTCGGACAAATCATCCAATTCAATCTGAGAAAGAACATCCTCTGAAGTCTCCTCTTCGGTTGATTCCGATTGCTCGGACTCCGCCTCTGAAGTTTGTTCTTCGGAATCCTCGTTAATGCTATTATCTTCTGCAACGGCTTCAGGTGCTTCAGCAGTTTCCTGCTCAACTTGATTCGTTTCCGAACCAAGAACCTGACCCTCCTCTGCGGTTTCTGTAGTCTCAGGTGCCTGCTCGGTCAATTGACCAGCTCTGCTCCTGGTGAACTCTGATAATGACATGTTGGTCGCCTGCTTGGGTGCAGCTTCGGCGATTGCTGCTTCTTGACTTTCATTCATAATAACGCTTTTTACGCCAGCGATGGCGATGATGCATTATAGCACTACTTTTTCGTCAATTTAAGAATTAGGAAATCTAGCTGATAGACCTTCCCAATCGCAGAGCTCTATAATCTCATCAAGCGCTAAGATTCTGCCCGAGGTTTGCTGAATTACTTCTATATCAGCTTTGTGCAAATCCTGTATGCAATCCTCTCGCATCTGCACGATTTGATGCACAAAAGAAGCAAAGGCTTCGTGATGCTTCAGGGTTTCAATATCTTCTTGAAGCATAATTACCCAGCACCCTGAGTCTGTATATCTCCGACTCTAGCAGCCTCAGTGCCAAGCTGACCGAACTCAGTTGCATTTATCATTTGTTGCTCCTGGAAGGCGTACTGACCTGCGTATTTGTTTAATCTTTCTGCAAACATTTGATCTTGCTGCAATCTAGCTGCAATGTCAGGTTGTTGGGCGTATTGCTGTATTAGTTCACTGGCAATCTGACCACCATTCGGTCTAGCTGGCATTTCTATGCCTGCAAATATTTTAGCCAGATCGTCAAGTATTTGATTCTGAATCTCTTGCGAAGCAGTTTCTGTTTCCTGCATAATTGCGTCCGCAAGAACAGGGTCAACATTGGACATTGCTGCAGTCAGAAGACTATCAACATTTACTCGTCCACCCCTATCCAATTTAAGCAAGCTAATCATCTGCTCTATCTTCTTGGATTGAGTTTCTGGATCTGTGCTTAGACTATCAAAGGATATTGTAATATCGTAGTTCTCGTCAGGGGATCCCTTCTGGAATTGAACGGGGTCGGGCGCTCCAGTAACCCTGAAGTACACATAGTCAGGTCCGAAGCGCTGAAAACAAGTAAAGCACATGTTTATTACCTCCGAGCAATGCTTCAAGAACTTGTCCACCAGGAACTGCCTGCGAGCGATGCTTATATCATCGTCAGCTAGTCCAGTTAGTTGATTCGCCTGGTTCTCCATGCGATTTTCCATCTCTATGCTTGTTTCGGCTGAGGAAGCTGGAGGTGGTTCCATGTATTGGTAGTCGTTCTCGCGTCTGCGCGGAATCAAAGAACCAGGACCAAAATTAGATGGTGGCTGATTGAAAGGGTGCAGTATAGGGGGAAGTGTAGTTATACTGTTGCGATCTATTCTGGTATCGCGCTCCACTTTCACTTGCTGCTGCAATCCCTTCAGTTGAGCTGGGATTGAAGTAGCATCGTACAGCCGCTTGCTATTGTTTGAAAGTCTAGTGACAACAACTGGGTAGTCGTCGTATCCATTCATTAGTTCGAACTTCGCGTAATCCACTTCTGTGCTGGATTGGAACTCCCTGTGAAAGATAGTGCAATATATGCCCTCGGACCCGTCCTCTGGATCAATCAATCTTTGATAGGCATGTATAATCTCTATGAGTTCATCCGCTTCGTAGGTGCTGTTCTTGTTTGTAAAATTAAATCTTCGGCCTTCCTGCTCGACTTCAATGCTGTCTACATTTACGCCCTTGTACTTATCTATAACAGTCTGAACGAACTCTTCATTCCAGTCTTCAGTGACTACTTTGTTCTCTAACTGTTGTGCCGTGTAGTAAGTTCTCCAGAAGCAATAAGGACTGCGCTGCGGATCAGTAACATAGCTAGGGAACAAGAAGTCCCCATCAGCAGCAAGAGTGCGCACTTCAGGAGCATCTACAGTTCTTCGTACGGCTGGTAATTCTGCGAACCCAGTTTTTCTTAGTTGTTTTATAGCCTTCTTTGCTCGCTTCTGAGTTACACCCTCATAAGCGGACTGCAGCATACCAACGATGCTCTCGTCATCTCCCTCCTCCAACATTTCAGTTATTTCAGGGGCATTGAGTTGTATTTGGTCAAGGCTAAGTCTCTGAATAATTCTACGATCTTCAGCTTGCCAACCTACATACGTTATCAATATTCCGCGCTCCAGCAGGTAATTGGCGGCTAATTCCATTTCCTGCATGAACCTGGGTATATAACCAGAAGAAACCATCCACTTCAAAAAGCTGGATACGGTCTTTGCGCGGGCTGCATCTGTTCCTTCTGTTGGGTAGGCACGCACGTTGCTTTTGCCCAGTGCAGTCATAAAAAATGCTACCAGTTTTGTAATGCGCTCCTCAATAACATGGCACTCCATATCGGATGCTCCTTCCCACGGGAATGCATCGGCTCCATGCTTGCGGAGATCCTGGCTCTTTCCAGGCCATATATTATGCCTATCGTCGTATGCTTCTCTGCATTGATCGAAATAGGGCTCCAGCTCTAGATTGGTCTGATCGTATGCACGGCGAAGCGCGGATACATTCGGCTCTGAGGTGAAGTATGTTAGTGAGTCGGAGAGGTCTTCTGGCATCTGTTGCTAATTTTTTTAATTACCTCGAAAACGTAATTTTTCGGCACTCCTATCATATCACATAATTTTTCTGGAGGAACCTCTTCAGTATTAAGAGTTAAACCGCGAGTCATTATTTCCCAGGCTAGCAATCTATCAACCTGCTCGTCGATCCAATCTTCATCAAGAGTAATGTCCTCTTCTGAATCAATCAAATAGTTTTTCTTTGATGTACCTGTAGCTGGGGTTTCCATCATTTATTTCTTCAATACTAATTGTTTTACCGAGCATGTATTCCCTGAACCTGCGCGGAACTATAACTGGTACAACATGATCAAGACCCTCCAGCGTGCAGTACACGTAGCTTTTGTTTGGAGCGAATCTAATTACTCGTCCCTTCCAGTGCTTAGGAACAATCTCTGGAACGTGCAAAGCGGTTTTTAGTATCTCTGCGCCTTCTTCATTAATCCATGTATTTTTCTTGGAGCCAGTTATCATAGAATTTTCTAACTTGCTCTTTGCAATTTCTAAGGATTCTTCAAAAGTATAGTCAGTCTCGTATCTCTTCATCAGAGTTGTTAATCTTTCTTTCATTAATATCCTCCTTTTTTGGTTTGCTGCTGAAGTAAATTCTGGTCGTAGTGATCTGGTCCATCCCCAGCGTTCATCATGCGCAAGTATCTCATAAGGTCAAAGAAGTCCTTCAGGGGTTCGTCGCTCTTTCCTTGCGCGGAATAATTCAATAGACTGTCGATTAAGTTCTTGCATGAAGAATCAATATAGCACACTGGGCTGTTCGCTTTGTCAAGTTCTGCCTCTGGGTTGTACGCGAACCATTCGTCCAGGGCTGCTATGCCAGTGTCCTCATGCTTGCCAGAACTGGGAATGAAGTGCATATCGTAGTCAGCAAATACGGTGAACAGGTCATCGTTGTTCTCATTTTCCCTAGCAAAATACCTACTATCCCCTACGCGCTCCTGCACTTCTATCTGCAACTCCTCTTCGATCTCTTGAAAAAGAGAAACATAGGAACCTATATCAAGCCCTATCTTTTTCGCGGCTGGGCCGAACTTCCACTTGGGATCTCCAAAAATAGCCCACTCTCCGTAGGTATCCCTATCGGGCCATTCCCTGATAATGTATACATTGTCATTTGATACTGCTGCCCAGATGCAACTGAAGTTCCTGGCACCAGCAGGGTCCACAATGTGGTAACAGGTGTAGCGCTTCTTGTCCGTGAAGTCGGGCATCTGCATCCCGTGCCTGTTGGGTTTGTCCGAAAGTACGTTCACCGAGGTGCTGAACATGGGCAGCAGAGAGGTCATGCTCTTCACAGGGACTCCGTATGCACGCACCAGGATTTCATCATCTGAACTATTCTTAAGATCTTTCGCTATGCGGTCGTACCCGCCGAAAGGATTTTCATCCGAATGCAAATATACTATACCTGCGTCTCTGTTGGGACTGTATTGCTGCACGGGCACGTCTCTTTCTAGCAATGCAGCTTCACGAACCTGCAGCGTCTCCGCGCCCTTCAGGTACTCCGAAACGAAGGGTGTATATCCGTCAATGGGGGTAAAACCAAGAAGCATACTGCTGTTTCTTGTAGCGAGTCTAAATCTCAATGTATTCACCAGGGCCGCGTCCCCCAGGTACTCGTCCAACCATGCTCCTATGTTCAGTGCATCGCAAGCGTTGAAGCCGAACTCAAAACCCTCAAGTATTGTCTGATTGTTGCTGAACTGCGTATATGTCTTGAAATCTACTCTTGTCTTGGTGTCAGGGAAGATGAAACTACTGCCAGTGAATCCATTCTGCATACTGTAGTTTATGTATCCATCTATGCTCTTTGTCTTCTTTCTGAACTCCTTCGGCATCATCTCCCATACTGCAGCCTGCTGCACCTTGACGCTGGTGTCTGCATTCTGGCTGAAACAAACTACGTGCCCATCGTTGCAGCTAGTTACTGTCTGCATTAGAAGTTTAGCGCAGCCAGTGGTCTTGCCGCTTCTGTTCCCGCCGAATGTAATGACTTCATTGTAGTCCTGCAGGGCTTCTTTGATTCTAGCCCAGCCAGGAAGATCAAATCCGTACCGCAAGGGATCCTCCTGTGCTGCACGAATCCTGCCTTCATGCGCCCTGTGCAACTCGGACAACAACTTCGGGTCCTTCTCTCCTAGCAGAACTATCTCTTCGTCCGTGGGTGGCTGCAGTATTGCATGCTTTGTGAATTCAATCATTTTTTTCTGGATCCTCTGGATCCTCTTCAATCCACTCAATCTCAATGTTCTGCGCAAGGATTTCTTTCTGTGCTTCATACAGAAGCATCCTTCCAGCGGGGAGATGATTGTAATCGTAAAATATATCTCCACTTTCGCCCATCACGACAAAGCAGTAATTATCAAAATGCTCACCGAGAATCCCCCTGATCTGATCGTAGATGGGGTCATAACTAGGATCTATTATCGATCTAGGCATCCTGCACCTCGGCTTCTATTGTTCTGGCTTCCTTGATCCTGTCCCTGGCGGCTTTGATGGTTGCCTCGTAGTCTTCCTGCGTGTAAACTTTGCGCTCTTCGCTGATGTTTGTTACTTCCCCGCGAGCAGTCAAAGCTTCACGCGCAGCATTAGCTTTTGCTATACTCAGTTCTTTTAGGTCCTTGAAACTAACTTTCATTTCGGGGTCATCCTGCATGCGCTCGCGCACCTTCTGGATGAGGTCCTCCTCCAGGCTGCTCAAATGCATGTAGCTCTTTGCTGCCAATTTACCCCCGAGTTCCTTGAATCTGCTCAAATGATCCGCGAACTCCACCAAGATATTCACAACTGTATTTCTGTGCACCCCGTACTTCTTTACTATCCTGGTCTGCGTATTGCCTGTACTAAAAAGATACAGCACCTTAGCCACCTTCTCGGGATCGTACACCGCTAAGGACTTCACTTTCTTAAGTTGCATCTCCTCAGCGTACGCCTGCACCGCATTAGCAATTTCATCCTGCAGTAGGTTTTTTTTAGTTTTTTCAGTATTTCCTTGCATTTATCTAAAAAGTATGAATTTACTATGATACTATACAAATCACCATAGTCCTAGTGCAAGCCCAATGTCAAGGGTGCAAACGGTACTTCAGGTAGCACCTG